CTTTACCCATAGACATAAAACCAGAACTCATTGCCGTTAATCCTGTTTTTACTTTGTCAAAATCTAAATTCATCAAACCCTCACGAACTTGACCGAATCCTTGTTTTAACATTTCAAATCCAGTACCCTTTAAACTTTTACTTGAATCATTTAAGTCATCAACTTTATCTTTTAATTCCGATAATTTTTTAGTTGCATTTACAGCTTCAGCTGAAGTAGAACCAAACTTTTCAGTCATTGCTATCTGCTCATCCTTGGCTGCCTTAATTGCTGTTTTTAAATCTTTAAAAGAACTGATTGTTTTTTCAGCTCCCTTAACTTCGACTTCTATTCCTATTTTCTCCGTTGCCATAATTATATTATAAATAAATTAATATTATCCGATTTGATTTTTATAACATCATATTGAGATGCTAATATTAGTTGTGGTAATGCTGCTCCATTAAGTGTTTCGGCTGCAACTCCAGCCAATGTTATTGTGTTTACAGAACTATCAGTCCTTATAAATGTAAATTCGTAATTGTTAAATAAAGATGGGTCTATTGTTATTGTTATATTTCCGCTTGTTGCATTTACATAATAAAACGATAAAGTTCCATCAATAGTTGTATCAACTGTTAATTCTCCTGACTTATTGACTATTTGACTTGCGTTTACCTTTGCTAAATTAAAACCATTTACATCTTCAATAGTTATTGCATCTGCTAGGTTAATACCTCCATTAATTAATGTACTTGAATTGTTTAAATTAACTCCTGTAAAATTATTTATTGATGGATCTATTATTACATTATTTGAGTTCGTTAGCGAAACGTTATTAACCCCTGAAGGTATAAAATTATCATCCCCTCCAATTACATTACTGTTATAACCAAAGTTTGTATTATTGCCACTTGCTGAACTTCTATTTTGTATTTGATTGTTTTGTACTACCGCATTATCAATAGGTACATCAATATCGTTATCAGGATCAAAAGATGCATAATCGGTAAGTTTAAATAACTCAACCATTGTGCTTTGTGGTTTCATAAAGTTGTAATCCTTAATGGCATTTACTATATAATAACCATCATCCCAAATTACATTTCTAAAATCAAAGTTCTTAATATCGTAAGCGTTTAAATTATAATACCTTTTTTCAATTTTAGAATCCTTATCAGTTAATTGATTTATCATTCGAGAATAAAACCTATTATACAAATTGTTATCGGTATAAGTCGCTTGTTGATATGTATAATAAACTTCTTTTGGTGTGTCCCAATTTAATGTAAGTGTAGGATTATAAGGATTATCACAATCTCCAGCAAATGGATAGGTAGTATAAGTTGTTGATGTATTCCCGTTTGTGTACCACAATTTCCAACTGCCATAATTCATAGCAATTAACCCTCCATAATAAAGAGATCGTATGTTTGCCCCTATTGTGCTAATTGCTCCCGATTCCTTTTTGTAAATAGTTGGTATTACTAAACCATTAACATCATTGCCTACTAATGGAGTTGCTGAATAAATTACACTTACATCTTTTGTTTGAGTAATAAAATCATTATCTATATATTCATAATGTTTACCGAAAGTTTCTAAATAATCTTTTTGATACTTGTCATTATAATAATCAGCATCTTCTTTGTAAGCTAATTCATATCTTAAAAAATCAAGTTCACCCATCGGAGTTACTTCACGCTTCATAGAATAATCACGTTTAGTTGACCAATCAATTTCTCCTGAATAAAAGTTTTCTCTATCTTCAATATAATAATTAAATTCATCCTCTTTATCCTGGACCATATAAATATTATGCAGTTTAAACTCCGACATTAACCAGTCTATTTGTTTAATATTATTAGGTAAAAGTTGGTTTAAATCAACAGCATCATCTTCATCAATATTTGTATTTACATAATTACCCGAAAAAAATGTTTTTGCACTTTTAATTTCTGCCCTTACATTAGATATAGAAGCTGTAATCATATTATAACTAGCATCAAAAAATTGATACTGTACATTCCAACCGATATCAACTTTAACATCTAATCCTCCATATAAAGCAAATGCTGGTAAAGATATTTTACGTTCTATATTTCCAATATTTAAAGGATAAAAAGTAGTTGTATCAAATTCAAACTCTTCAAAAGCAACAACAACGTTATTAACTTTTATATTATAAAATATTTTTCTATTATTACCTATAAATTTTACATAAGTAGCTGTAACAAATGAACTGTAAAATATTTTAAAGTCTAAATTTATAACCGCTTCTATATTATAATTTACATATTTAAAAGCTGCATAAGTATTTGTAAACTTACCATTTGCAGAATTGTATTGACCAGCAGCATTATTATAAGGCGAAGATGTTGCATTAAATATAATAGTATTTGTTGTTGCTGTATTTTGATTCCACGAATTGTTTATTGGAACGAGTGCGGCCCAATTAGGGCCAATAGTAAACACACTTGTTCTGCCTACATAGAATTGATTATCTATTAATTGCTGCGGTGTTTTCTCAAACTTATCTCCACTTGTTGGAATGATTTGACTTTTGTAAAATGTTGAATTAAAAAATGTTGATGTATAAGAATATCCAGCATCCGCAAATATTTTATCTAATATAGTTTTTTTATAAATAGCAGGTCTAAAGTATTTAATCTCAAAATCCCTTTCAGCTACTGGGAGTGTATTACCCGAGCTTGGCATTACTTGATTTCCATAATCTATTAAAGGATATACATAACCATTACCTAATGCAAATGCAACAGGAGAACCATTTACTTGTATCTGAGTAGCCCAGCTTTCAGTAATATTATCAAAAGTTAAATCATGATTGTATTTACTAAAATCTAAATCCGATAACAATCCATCGCCTATCTTTGTAAATACATTTCCAATAGTTCCCTTACAGCTAGTTTCATAAACCACCTCACCGCTTACATCATCAACGTTAATTTTTATTAGTTGTAAATTCCCTTTAAACTGTAGAACTCCATTAACATAATAATAGATATCACATTTCTTATTAGGATTGAAATAATTTAAAGCAACATTTGACTTCCATATTAATTCAAAGAATCTATTTATTTCTTTAGTTCCAGGAAAGGTTATTGTCTTTGAAAAACTTGCATTCTTTTTATCAGGGTTACGTATGTCCGATATTAAAAAGTTAAAGCTAATAGGAATCTCATCAATATAACTTACATCGTATTCAATCGGAGTTGGGTCTTGAGTATATAATAAAATCCTTATATCGTTCATCCTTTTTGTCTTTGGTTGTTGTGAGTAAATAATAAATCAAAAGTTAAATTTTTTAGCTTATCGTTATTCTTAGATACATAAGTTCCATTAGTTACCTTTACCGAAGCATAACCCTGAGCAGAACCTAAATCTAATTTAACATCAGGTGAACTAAACAAATCTTTATACTTTATTAATTCTGCATTTGTAACCCAGTCGCTATTTAACTTTAATCCATTTTGTACATTAACAATAGTTGGTTGTTCTACAGCTACTGAATAATCTAAAGTCATTACATTACTTACATTGGTCCAGGGTGAGCGTTTAAATGTAGTACTTGTTTTAGTCGAGTTTAATTCAGATACCTTGCTACAATGCAAAGTTTCATAAGCTCCTGTAGTCGATAAGTAATGAAGTGTATAAATATCAAATCGTGGACTGCATTTTATTGTATATCTTTTTATCGGAGCATAAGCATAATTAATAGTTGGTGCATTATAAGGAAGTTCAACACTAACTGGAGCAACAATATCATAATAAGCTGCACCTGATAACCAAGTAGGGTCTATTGCATCTATTCCCTTTTTACCGACATCAATACAAACCATATTATCAGTATAAGTTCCTGAGCTATTATAAGTATTTGTTATATCGTTAGTTGTTAATTGTGTACCACTTGCATCATAAGCAACAACTGTTATCTTAGGTAAATCAGTATTACCCTCTTGTACCATCCAGTATAAATAGTTACTTCTATCTTCATAAGTAATATCGTTTGCTAAGTCCGATAACAAAATAGCATTATCATAATTATAAGGCGATGTGCTATTAAATAATTTAAACACATAACTATCTTTATCATATTGCGAGAAAGTTAATAGTTCTAAACTACCATTCCATACATAATAATCAATATCAGTTCCTGTGTGATAAGCTGGTGTGCTCCCGTATGTTTCACCAATATTTACCCTCATTAATCTTATACTTGGATTGAGTTGAAAGTTAGAAGTATTTATCGGAATATAATTAGTCATTAATAATTCACTAAACTTTGAAGCATCGAATTGTATATTACCACTAGGGTCAGCCGAGTAACTTTCAGTAATTGTATTGCTTGAAATCATATCAGTTACAACAACTGTATATTTAAAGTTAGCTGAAAGTGTTTGTGAACTCGAAGCTACAAACCATTGATTATTATAACTTGGAATGTATCCTGAATAAGGAGCATCGTTTGGTTCACTATGTATTGTTATCGCCATATCTATTTGTCTTAATTATTATTTTTATATTCATTACTATCGTATCCCACTTTCACCATATGTTTTTATTTCTAAATTTGTTTTTAAAATTATTTCTACATCTTTTTTTAATGCTGTTCTTATATCAACTATTAATTTCTCTTGTCTTCCATCTTCCATTACTTCGTTAAAAAAATAATTACCTTCATATCCTTTGTTTTGTAATTTTCGCCTTACTAAAAAGTCCATAGCTTTTAAAGCTTCAGCAAAAGTTAATTTCTTCAATACCTTTGTTTCACGATTAGTTTTATTTCTTCTATTTTGATTTTCAATCCTATCTTCTAAATTACTCTTTATAAAACTAGATATTATATTACGTTTCTTTATCCATTTATCAATCTTTGCTTCTTTAAGAACTCCAGCTGGTTTACGACCAGTATCAACAGCTTCCCAATAATCATTTAATAAAACGTTTAATTTAATGCCATCAGATGAATCTACTATCCTATATTTAATTGAAGCACCCAAAGCACTATCACCAGGATTAGTAGAACCGCTATTATATTTACTTTGATACCTTGATGCTCTTGCTTGTAGTTTTTCCGATAAGCTTTTACGCAAATCTTCTACTACTTTAGTTCCGAATGCTTCTAATATTATTTCAACTTCATTCATTTATACTTTGTGCAAATTGTTCACTTTCTGCTTTATGTTTCATATATTGTATTCGATTTAAAAACCTTGCTATCGACCACTCCATTAGTTCATCTTCTTTAAAAGGATCGCCACCAGTTATCGAATCAATTATAAAGTACCAACCATATTCTTTTCTGAAAGATTTAACTCCCTGTTCACTTCCTCCATGTGTATCGCTATCTCCTTCTGCACCTCCTCCAAAGAGTTCAACAAATCCGCTTTCAATTTTTCGGACTTGCTGGAGTAAAAAAAAAGTGTGCCATAGACATCACCCACCTTCCCATAATTATAAATAACATCGGCTATTATATCAACGTTATCGGAGTTAAATTTATACTTACTGAATACTGGACATTTAACATATATCAAAGCTAAGATTTTATGTAAGTTATTAATTACGTCGGTTTCATATTGCTTTAATGCTGTGTATTGATTTGTCTTAAAATCTTTCTCATCTTTACAAGCTTTGTATCTTGTGCCATTATGCCAAAACGTATTCTTTAACCTTGTGTTGGGTTTTGAATTAATAAGTAGTAATACTTTACTCTTTACTTTTTCAAGTTCGTTAAAAGACATATTCTCATATTCCGATACCGAAATGTCAGTGAAGCTCGAAGCTATCTGAATTATCTTATCAATGTTTTCTAAACTAGAAGTTCGAATGTTTTCGTATTCAATAAACTCCTTAATAGTTAAATTGTTTACATTAGTTGGAATCATATCTATATAACGTTTAAAATTTTACTTTTGTTATCCAAACCATTGGTTAGGATTTATATTCATTATTCAAATCAGTTGGTTACAAATTGTAGCCAACTACTCAAAATCCATCCAGTCCGATAAGCTACTTAACTTGTTGAGTGCTAGATACCTAAGTGCATCTATGCAATTATGAACTAATATACCATTAGCAAAATACTCGTGTTCATCTTCAATCATTAAATCATAAACATTATCTTGATAACTTTCTCCTATCTCTAAGTGCTTTAGCTTTGCAGTTTTGATGACAGTACTTTGTTCTTCCTGAATGTCTTGTTTGATATTCTTTTTTACATACTTCGCATACATGTTTATTAAATATTCTTTTAGCATAAATTTCTTTACCATGTTCTGAATGCCACTTTTTACCAGCATCTGACTTATGCCATTCTTTAGCGGATTCAACACCTTTTTCATAAAAAGATTTAAACCATTCAGGATTATTTTTAACCCTTTGCTTACCATGTTCCGATAAGTGTTTATTGACTTCAACAATTTCAAGATTTTGAATATTATTATTCCAAGTATTGGAATCCTTATGATGTACATGATAACCTTTTGGAATATCCCCATTATAAAATTTCCAAACTGCAACATGCAATCTTTTATTTCCGATTCCAAAATATTTTTCTTTTGAATATAATTTATATTCTTTATTATTGAATCTTTGTGTAGGTAAACCATTTGACCCGATTTCAATTTTGATATTTGTTTCCATCCTTTAGTAGTTTTTATTTTATGTTCTTTTGTAGAAACTAAAGTTACATTAAAAATATCGTTTTGTATCGAATAGTTAATAACTTGTTGCAACCCGTTATTAAATACTTTTAAAACTTTCTTATATCCATTTGATGTTAATACTAAATCATTTACTTTTATTTCATCAATCCTAACTAAACCCTTATTAGTTGTAATTAAAGTTTCTCCGATAAAACAATGGTTATTGTCATCTACAGGATTCTGCATTTTATTTCCATCCCTATCAACATCCCAACAATAGTTTCTTAACTCCTTAATTAAGTTGGTGCTATTCTCAGTAACCTTAAAGTGTATTTCTTGTAATAAAGATATTGAAGCACGTATGCTATCAGGTCCTTTCTTTGCTGGACTAACTGAGAATCCTCTACGCCTTAAATCTTCTATTGACTTAGGTTCTGCACTATCAGCTATTATATCAG